AGCAGAGATAGGATACGGCACAAAGATTTGGCACTTTGCTGTCATACTCGATGATGTCCAGATCGGCCATGATTGCTCAATTGGCAGTGGGGCTGAAATCGGGCGCGGCACCATCATTGGAAACAACACACGAATCGGCAGCGGTGTTTTCCTGCCTTCGAACTCGCGCATTGGCAACAATGTGTTCATCGGTCCAAACGTGACTGCGACCGACGACAAGTATCCGCGTGTCAATAATCCCGATTACAATGCTCAGCCACCTCGGATCGGAGATGGAGCCGCTATCGGTGCAGGAGCCATATTGCTTCCCGGTGTAAGAATCGGTGAGGGCGCAATGATCGCCGCTGGCGCTATCGTCACCAGCGATGTGGAGCCGAACGCCTGCGTGAAATGCGAACCCGCGCGCGCATTCGAAAGGACGTTTTAGATGGCTCTCCCAACCAGAGTCTGCTTGGCAACGTCGATTCCCGGACCGAGGGGGACCAACGGGCTTCCCGGCGCTGATGGTGCGGACGGTGCATCAGCCAGCACTATCCTGACTGCCGACTTCACCGTTCCCGAACAAGGCAGCAGCGCCGACGCGAGCGTTGAGGATTCTTCGGTGTTCAGCATCGGACAAGTGATTTACCTCGCACTGGCTGGCTACTTCCAAGTTGTCGGCATTCCCGACGCAACGACACTCACGTTGCTGAATCTGCGCGACGATGCGGCAACTGGTATCGGCCTGACTGAGGCTCAGGTGTTTTTCGGGACTGGCGATCCCAACGGCGTTGTCACCGCAACTCGGCCCGCTGTTTTCTATGACAGCACTGGCGCTGTCTGGCTTAAAACCGGAGTCGGAACCAATGACACTGGATGGGAGTTAAGCATTGCTGGCGCATGAGAACCATTTTTCAAATCATCTTGCTGGTCGCGTTGTCGTTGAATTGTCGGGCGCAGATAGTGCCGATTCTGAGGAACGTTTTTACGACGAATGACTTCGATAAAGCCATCCTCGGAGGTGCAATTCCTTACTTCGACTATCCAAGCGGCAAATTCGTTGGCAGTCCCACTGCGTACGTCAATGCGATACTCTACGATCCGACCTTGGGATTTCTGAGTATCATCCATACCAACGACACGGGCGATTTGTTACTTCAGTTAGGCGTATCTAGTTCATCAGGTCCATCAATTCAGGCGTATGCAGATAAGCTTGTTGTGGCTAATACCAACCTGACATTTGATGCAGTCGGACCGTTTTCAATTAGGTTGCGCGTAAACAGCAGCAACTCGCTAGAGGCGGTAGCGGGTGGTGCATCGTTCAGCGGCAAGACCAATCTGGTAGCTGACAATGGTTCAGTCCTCACCTACAACGGTGTTCCAATTGGAGGCACTGTCACGAACAGTGCGATTCTTCAGTCATTCTACTACGGTGGACAGTACGGATTCGATGCGAACAGCATAATGCCGACTAACATTCGGTCATCTAACCTCTCATCCGGGACTAACGACCTATTCACAGTTCCAGCAGGTAAACACTTTATTCTGAGCGCCTCAAATGTTAGTACTACAAATACTTCTACAATATGTTATTTGATGCTAAAAACAAATGGGATTTATTATAGATACAGCACTAGTGCGGCAATTACTACGAATAGCATATCTCAGCTTACTACATCCGGTGATAACTTTTTCTTTGAAGCAGGTGAGACAGTAGCAATCAACACTGCTGCGGTAGGAGTAAATAGTAAGATTTCTGGCCTTTTGTTTCCTACTAACGGATTTGTTTATTCTCCACGAGTGATGTCATTGTCGGCGGGAACGAATCTTATTTACCAGTGCCCTGCTGGTAAGTGTGCTGTAAACCTTCCAATACCGAATCCATCTTTTGTTGGACATGCGGCAATTGTAGCTACGTATATGAACGATTCTGGCACAAGTAGGAGTGTCACGGGTTACGTAGTTAGCTCCGGCGCAGTCCCAGACACGTCAAATAGAGAATTTCTAAACAGATCAGTAACAGATGATAATCAAACATTTTTGTTTGGAGGAATAATGTTTCCTGGGGATTATATTGTGTTCTCGACTGATGCTTCGACCGCAACGCAGTGGATACGCCTGACCGTCGCGGAGATTCCATTTCCATAAATGGGCGCATATCCAAACAACGTAGATGCAGGCACGGTGATTCCGAGCGGGGCCAAGCTCACGCCTACCGGCCCAGAGGGGCCGATCGGTCTTGGGCCTCCCGGTTCGACCGGGCCAATCGGCGCTGATGGTCCTCCCGGTCCTGCTGGGCCTCCCGGCGTTGCTGGTCCAGTTGGTCCTTCCGGGGCAACCGGCCCTGCTGGTCCGACTGGCCCCGCTGGAGTGCCGACGGCGATATACCTTGCACGCAAAGGACTGCTCGGTTCGACAACGATAGCCTTCGATAATCCAGGGGACCAGACGATCACCCTGAATTCGATGCGCTGCCGGATAAGTAGCATCATCATCGAGGGAAGTAGTTACAGCCCGGTTGCGGAACCGACGTGCGCGATTTATACGGGTGTCGGCGGGAGCGGTAATGTTGTTGTTGACCCTGGCCAAGTTTTCACTTTGGCAACATCGATTGACTGGCAGGAATTCACATTGGCGTCTTATGCGCTGATAGCGCTCGTTGTGTCGGGGGTGCTTTACTTGAGGCTGGGTGGCATTGGGACCGCAGGCGCAACGGTAAGGCTGTGGGTTTTTGGCGAACGATTTGATTGATATGACGCGCGATCCCAGACGTTTGACGGACGGCTTTACTACACTCGAATCGGGTGTTGATTCCGGCCTTGCGCCTTCGCTCATCAAGCCAACGCAAGTCGCGTCTGCCGTTAACGCCCAAATGCGCGGCGGCTACATCAAACCCAGACCCGGCGTGAACAAACGAACACTTAGATTCCCCGGCGTCGATCCAGCGCTATTCGAGGACGCTAAGTTTCAAGGGGCGCATCGCTATCGAACTGCGTCGGGCGATGACGTACTCATGGCGGAAATTGGCGGCCGCATGTTCAAAATAGACATCGCCAATCAGTTCAAGGTTCAGGACATCACGATTCCCGGCGACCCCGATTCATCATTGCTTGAATTCTCGTGGATGATTCAAGCCGAGCAATTCTTTCTTAAGCAGAACGGCGTAAGTTCCCCTTACATTTTCGACGGGGCAACCGCACGTCGAGCCACACCAGCAGAAATACCTGTTGGCACAGTCATGGCCTACGTCATGGGAAGAATTTGGATCGCATCACCGGATCGGCACCAATTTGTTGCTGGCGATCTGGTTTATGGTCCGAGCGGAACGGCAACCTACAATTACCGCGATGCGGTCCTTAAGATGACGGAGAACGATTTGCTCGCTACGGGCGGGGCATTCTCGATTCCAGACTCGGCGGGGCAGATAACGGCCATTGTACCGATTGCGGTGCTGGACACCTCGACCGGACAGGGGCCGCTGATCGTATTCACGGAGACGCACGCCTTCTCGATAAACGCTCCGGTTGATCGCGCTATTTGGAAGCTAGTGACCTTTCCGATTGAAACGATTTCGATGATTGGCGCTGGGCCGGTTAATCAAACGGTAGTGTCTCAGGTGAATTCCGACCTGTGGTTTCGCTCGCTTCAGGACATTCGCAGCTTCATCGTCGCTCGCAGGAATTTTCAACTCGGCGGGCAAAACACTTGGTCCAACAGCGGCATGTCGGATGAGATTCGGCCCATCCTCGAATACGACCAGCAAGCTACGCTGAATCACGCAAGCTCAGTCAGCTTTGATAACAGGTTACTCACAACGATAAGCCCCGTCTGGACAACGCACGGCACGTATTTCCGTGGACTTACTGCCCTTGATTTCTCGACTGTCGCTGGCATTGGTCGGCAGTCTCCCCCGGCTTGGAATGGCGTGTGGACCGGATTGAAGATTCTCCAAATCCTGACGGCGACTGTGAACAAGACGGAACGCTGCTTCATGTTCACGCTCTCCAACGCGGATAAGATTGAGTTGTGGGAGTTGAGCCGCGCGGACAAGCAGGACAATCAATCCAAGCGAATCGTGTGGTCGCACGAGGATCGATCGTTACGATTCAGCGATCAAGGGTTAGGCTTGAAGCGACTGATGACCGGACAGCAATCGGTCGATGAACTTTATGGACAGGTCACGTTTAATCTCCAATTTCGACCGGACTCCTATCCGCTCTGGCTGGACTGGACAGCATGGAGTGAGTGTTCAACCTTTCAGGATTGTGCAACACCCCCGTGCGGACAGCCTCAAACGGGACCGCTTCAGCATCGACTCCAGTACCGACCAGACATGCGCTTTCCAAAGCCTCCCGATTCATGCGAGGCAGATGTGGATAAACCATTCGATTTGGGATTCGAGTTTCAAGTGAGGCAGACGATCGAAGGCTATTGCCGGATCAAGAAGCTCGTTCTTCACGCTCATTGGGTCGATGAGAGTCCGCTCGGTGAATGTCGCGGCGAAGGTCCGTGCAATTCCGTCACCGGCTGTGATGTTCCGATATTTAACTATTCCGCTGAGTAATGCCGATGCCAACAAACATTCCATTGACGCCAGGAAGCCTGCCTCCCGGGTACTGCTTTTCAAGCTGGAGTCAGTTGATCATTGACATCTTTACCGGCGCTTTCGGTACAATTCCCGGCAACCTCGGCATTGGATTCAACTACGGCCCCGACATCCCCGGCGTGGACGACCAGAACAAGCCTTGGATACGTACGGATGTATCGGGTGGTGACTTAGGCACTTGGACGTTCGGTTACGGTCGATGGACGAAGAAGCATCCCGTACCAGCCACTTCCGACATGCGGCAGATTTGGGTTGGTACGCTGGCTGACCTTTATTCATTCGACGGTGGCGATGGCATCGATCCGACTGTAACGCCTCCAACACCATCCACCGGAAGTTTTTGGGAGCAGGACACGGACTTTGCCGCACGAACGATTGTCGGAGTGGGAACGCTACCAGTTTCAACGACAGTTCTGGCCGTGGGCGATACGGGCGGATTGGATCAAGTGAAGCTCACGCTGGAAGAAATGTTCCCGCATACGCATACGCCGCAAGCTGAGGAACAGGCTGGAAAACCTGCCAATAAAATCTGGGGGAGCGATCCGGCAGGCGGGGCCGGGACCGGGAACGTGTATCCAAACAATGATGGATTGGCCGGAATTGCCACACAGGAGGTTCCAATCAATACGACGCTGGCCAATGCAGGAGGTGATACGTCCGTAACGCCTCCGGTCGATTCCAAGCCGCACGAGAACATGCCGCCTTACGTCGCGGTTTATATCGTAAAGCGAACTGCGCGGGCTTACTATACTATTTGATGAGACTCACATTAGGCGCGGCAAGGCCAACCATTGCCAAGGTTCTTGGGGTTTGCGCGACTAGCGATAAAGTTCCCGCCTATCTCAACGAAGCTGTGCAGCGCATGCTTCCGCGCGGCAAGTGGAAGGGGACATTTCAGCGCTACCGAACGTGCATCAATTCTGCCTGCATCACGCTTCCGAGGCATTTCGAGACGGTCGAGGGCTTTGCGCTTTGTTCTTGCCCAGGTATGATCCGCAACGAATTCTTCGAGTTCCAAGGCACTTCCTACGGCATCTTGGGCGAAGGCGACTGCCCCGGAAACACGCTGATTACTCGTGGCCTTGCCGTGGCGTTCGATGAGATGAGTAGCAGGACGCAGAAGATTAAAGTTTACGCGGACATTGATGAAGATCCAGACGCTTACATTCTACTTCAAGGATTCGATGAGAACTCGAATTGGATTCTGACGCAGTTACCGTCCGGTGAGTGGATTGACGGTGAGCGCGTACCTCTCAGCACGACATTTCAGATCACCGTCAATTATTTCAGCAGCTTGACCGGAGTGCAGAAGCCGGTCACGAACGGCAACATTCGCCTTTACTCGTATGACGTGCCGAGCATGGCCAACGTAAACGCTCTGGCGGTTTATGAGCCGGACGAAACGCTGCCCCAATATCGCCGCTACCTGATTCCTGGCCTGAGCATGTCGGGCAGGAATAATCAGTGCGACAACGACTGCGATCTGCACACGGTCGATCTGCTGGTGAAGATGGCCTTCATTCCCGTGGCGCGTGACACCGACTATCTGATCATCGGCAACCTTCAAGCGCTCAAACTGTGTGTGATGGGAATTCAATCAGAAGAGAACAATCAATTTGATGATGCCCAACGATTGATTGAAGGAACCCTGACTAACGAATACGGCACGCCGGGCAGACGTGGAGGGGCAATCCCGCTTCTCGAAGAAGAGTTAGCCAACTTCAACGGCGACGGCCCCGTAGCTACTCCCCGTTTCCAAGACCCAGCTTTATTCGGCGCGGGCTACATCGAGAACATGATCTGATATGTCAGCCAAAGTTTTAGCCAATCTGCTTGGGACGACGCCCGCATATGGGACGAGCGACTTCCTTGGATACATCCCCGACCTGCCTGAGATAAGCGCACAGACGGAGCAGAAGAAAGCAATTGCGGGGAACATCGCTGCATTGCCGGAATCGATTCAACTCGCGGCTGGCATTAACAAATTCAACTTCCAGCAGTTGCAGGACATGCTGAAGGCAGCGATTCCCAATTACGACGAGATCATGCAAACGGGAGGAAAGCAAATCTCGTCAATGCTCAGGGGTGAGTTGCCAGAGGATGTTCAGAGGACAATCCAGCGCTCACGCGGTGCGAAGTCGTTTGCTGGCGGGTATGGCGGCTCTGGGGTCGCCGGCGCTGCGGAAGCTGAGAGCCTTGGCTTGGCATCACTGGATTTGATTCGAGAAGGGTTATCCTCATCTGAGCGCTGGTTGCAAGCTGCGAGTTCCCGCCTGCCACGATTGGCCGATGCCACATCGATGTTCATCAGTCCACAGCAGCAGATCGGTTTCGCTGTCGAGGAGCGCAACAACCGATTCAACTACGACCTTTACAAAGCGAAGGTTGCTGCGAGCGGAAGCAGGGCAGAAAACGCCTTCACCGGCTTAACCGACTGGCTAGAGAACATCGGTGCGAGCGCGGCTACGATGGGCATCAGCGGGGCGATGGGTGGAAGTGGGAGCATGATGGGCGGCGGATTGACCGCGCAGGATATGACGCCTGCCACGAGGGACGTTGTAAGTGGCGGCAGCAATTTCGATACGGGATTTTATCCAGGTGAATTAAATAATTGGCGGTAAAATGGCTGAACTCAACCTCAACTACGAACCCGCATGGTTGCAGCAACGGCCTGACAGCAATCAGCCGATGAGTCTTGCTGAGGCGTTTCAGTTGAAACAGCGGCAGCAGCAGTTGGACGTTGAGAAGTCATTGCTACCGCTGAGGCAGCAGGAGATGCAGGCGCGGTTGGCGAATGAGGCGCTGGATCATCAGATCAAGCAGGAAAAGATTTCCACGGCACTGAATATTCAAGCAGCAAGTGCTGATATTTGGGGGCAGATAGGGCAAACTCAGTGGGACAATCCTGCATCCGTGAGCCAGTTGTACGGCAGGATTGCCGAGAAGGGTGGCAACGTCGATCCGCAAGCCCTTCAACTCATCGAGGGAAGTGTTCGCGGTGCTCAGATTTACAGTGCGAAGCAGGCTGCTACCGACGCACGAGCCGAGTCGGTTCGGGAGACTCTTGCGACTCGCCAAGCGATTTCCGACGCGCAGATTCAAGCCGCCAAGGAAAGGATGGATGCAGCCATTATCGCAAGGAACGAACTCGCCGTTACGAACAACGAGGCGAAGGCCGAGCGGGAAGTTCTGCGTCAGAATAGACTGCTTCTGAATCGTGGCAAAGAAGTGACGTGGGATGAGTTTTTCAATCGCTCGCTCGGCACTTATGTTCGCAGCACAGGTAAGACGCCGGAAGAGGCCGCACCCGCACTGCGAAAGCTCTACGATGATTTCATCGCGCTTCCGAAGGGTGAGGCGCGTCCGGTAAACCCCAAAGACCCCGCTGGCATATTTCCACAATGAGCGAAGTAATCGACAGGTTATTGGAGAAATATCCGGTTTACAAAGACGTGAACCGAGAAGCTCTCATTGATGCTGTCGGCAGGAAGTACCCTGTCTATTTGGAGCATTCCGATTTCAAAGAGGAATTCGATTCGTTGCAGGCACTGAACAAGTCCGTGCAGGAAACTCCAGCGCCAGCAGTCGTGCCAACGCCGGAACCGAGCGTTCCAGCGTCTCAAGCCTTCGACCGATTGTTTGCCAAGCCAACTCCAGCCGCCCCTGCCACAATGCCAGAGACAACCGCTTCACCGCTCACAGAGGGCGCAGCAGCGCAAGCCGACATTCTGAGAACCGGCGTGTCGCATGGCACAGCCATTCTTGGAGACACATCGGACAAACCAATCGTGTCACTTCCTAAACCGGAGATTTTTGACAGCGATCCAGACCGCCTTAAGGTCGCAAAGGGGATGGCTACGGCTATCAGTTCCGGTCTTGAATCGGTGCTGACTGAAAGGGGATTGGAGGCGATAGCGGTCGCTGGCCCGATGGCTCCGCTTGTATTCGGAACGCTGGGCGCAGTTGGGACGGTTAAGGGGTCGATCGATATTGCCAATGCCAAAACGCCAGAGGAACGCGGCAGGGCCATTGGCGAGACGTTTTTGAACGCTGGAATGGCAGCACTCTCTTACAAGTCTGGAGTCAGAGCCAAAGCAGCGGAAGTGTTAGCACCGAAAACAGCGGAAGCAGCAAACGCAGTAATAAAGGAAGGAGCACCAAATGCCGAGCAAATCAGCAGCACAGCACCGCTTCATGGCGATGTGCTCAACGAGCCAGGGCCGAAAGAAGGCACATGGCAAATGCCCCCCGCAGAAAGTAGCGTTGGAGTTTCGCCACGCGGACAAGGGGAGGCACTTCGCGGTAGCGAGGAAGGGCTAACTGCACAAAGGGAAGCAGTAACCCATTCAACCGATACACCTGTAGGGCAGAACGCCACAGGTGAACAACTCTACGAAAGACAGGATGGGTCTCGGTATAGGATGAGGACGGATCGCGCCGATAAGCCAGGGGGCTATCCTGACTTCGGCGGAGACTTGGCACCCGTTGCGCCAGCAGAACAGATGGGGCCGGGTGCAGCGCGTCCTGCCGATGTCGGCCTTGGTGAATCCAACATCGATCCACTCCAGCGTGTCAGCGATGCCGTAAAGACGCTTCCCGCCGAGCCCAAGGTTCCATTGCACGAGCAGCTTGAGGATTGGGTGTCCAAAATGGCTGAGGGGACGAAAGACAATTTCGAGCGTGCAATTGGAACGGCGAGGGCTGGGGCGGCATGGGTCAAGAACAATATAATGTCCGTTCCGAAGGTTGAGGATTTGGATCGTACTGTGGGCAAATGGAGTCTCGCCGATCAGGAACTCAGTCACAACTCGCGGCTATTCGCCAAGGCAGTCAAGGAGAAGTTTCCAAGCCCAGACACGCTCAACGCGCTGACGAATTATATCGAGGCCGAAGGCAACGCGGCAGTCCTGGCTGAACGCGCAGCCGCATCCAAAGCCCAATACAAAAAAGGTTACGAGGACGCACTAAAGCTGACCGAGGATCAGAAGCGCCTTGCTGATGAAGTGAAATATTACTTCGAGCAGCGGTTGCAGCAGGCGATTAAGGCAGGCGCTCTGGAAGGCGGCGTCGAGAATTACATCCATCGCTTTTACGAGGCCGATAGCCCACAAGCCAATTCTATTCTGGCTGAAATCAACTCAGGCAAATTCCGAACGAATTTTGAGGGCTTTAAGAAACGCTTTTACGCGACTGACTTTGAAGCAGAGCAGGCGGGATTGAAGCCAGTGAAGAATCTTGCCACGAGAATACTGCATTACGATCAGGGATTCAATCGCGCACTCTCAGCCAGAGCATTTGTGAAGGAAGCATACAAACTCAAAGCCGATGACGGTCGCCCCGTTATTGCGACCGCTGGCATGGGGGACAGAATCATAGACAAGGAGAGCGGAGATGTCTCGGCATACATGGTAAAGCCTCACGCGCTCAAGGGCGGCGATTCTCCGCTGGACTATCGCGGTGACTATGTTGCCTTCGATCATCCGGCGTTCCGAAAATGGGTGTGGGCAACCTCAGACGCCAAGGGCGCTCCTGTAATGGTTGAAGGTGGTCTTAAAGTGCATCCCGAATATGCCAGAAAGTTTCGCGCCCTGTTCGACCGTTCGCTGTTCAGCCGACATAAGGTCGGACGAGCGATACTCGTTCCGAGCGCCGTTGTTAAGCAGACGATGCTTTCAATTTCTGCGTTCCATCCGGTGCAAATCACAACCCACGCACTGGAACATAAGGTGAGTCCATTCAAGCTCACCGAGATCAATTTCAAAGACCCGAAGCAAGCCGAATTGATTGAAGGTGGACTGATGGTTGCTGATCATCACGCCAGCCAGCTTTTCAGCGAAGGTGTCGGTGGCGTTGGTTTGACCGAGAAGATTCCGCTACTGGGAGAACGACTTACGGCGGCGAACGACTGGCTTTTCAAGGATTATATCCCGCAAGTTAAAATGTCTATGGCGCTGCACGCCTTGGAACGAAATCTCACGCGATACGATAAGGACATAAAGGCTGGCAAGGTAACTCGTGAGCAAATGGTGCGACTCACGGCCCGCGAGAGCAATGCGGCATTCGGCGAGCAGAACTATCGGGCGATGTTCCGACATCCGACTTTTCAAGACATGCTTCGCGTAATGTTTCTGGCGCCCGACTTTGGCGAAGCTCGCATCCGATTTCCAGCACAAGCAGCGACTAAGTACGGTGGGGAGCAGCGAATGGCGCTTGCACTTGGCGCGGTTGGATTGTGGTCGATTGCGAGAATCGCCAACAAAGCGGCGAATGATGACTTCGAGTGGAAGCATCTATTCTCGCTAATGTACAAGGGCCATGAGTATTCCCTGCGTAACGTTGCGGCTGATATTTGGAAGTTAATGACCGAGCCGGGCACCTATACACGCAACCGGCTCAATCCAATTTACACTCGCGCGATAGTCGAGTTTGTCACTGGCAAAGACACTTTTGGGAGACCACGAGATTCCTTGGAGCAACTTCAGGATGAAGCTCAAACCATTATTCCAATTAGCTTCCGCAGCGACAAAGAGCGCTATTGGTGGGAGAGCTTCCTTGGGGCCATCGGCATCACGAATCGCAGGTTCACCGCTGAGACTCAGGTGCGAGAATTCGTCAAGACCTTCAACGATGCACAGGGCAAAAAGCCGCAGATTCAATTTATCGGCGAGAGCGACTATCACCAGTTGCATAGAGCGTTGGAAAGCGGAGACCTGTCGCGCGCCGAGAAAGAGCTTACCAAGTTGGAGACTCTCAAGAAAGCACCAGATATTCTGGAATATTTCCGCAATTATCCGAGACGACCATTCACCGGAAGCAAGGCCAATGATCAGAAGCTTCTGGAATCGCTTTCTCAACACGAACGCAAAGTGTTCACTGACGCCATTGAAGAGAGAAAGCTAATAGCGTCGAGATTCCTTGAAGTGTGGCGAAAGCATTCCAAGGAAAAGAAACCATGAAAACGGTCATCAGCCTCCTAATCCTGTTCGCCTGTCTGCCACTGTTTGCTCAACGATTTGTCGAAGAGATTCCCAATGTCGCAGCGCTCAAGACGCGGCTCGTCGGTGGGTTGAATAAGTCCATCTTTGTCCGTGGCTACAACACCGAAGAGGACGGCGGAGGTGGCCTTTTCACAATCACCAATTCCGCAGTCGGAGCCGACAATGTGTTCCGAATCCAATCAACCGCAGATGCCGCATGGTCATACGATCGCAAGTTTAGCGGCCCCTTCGATCTGCGATGGGGCGGTGCGACCGGCAGCGGCACAGCACCCGACAACGCTTTGATAACAGCTACGATAGCGGCAGGCATAGCCAAGGGTTACGCGCTGTATGCCTCGAACCTGCGTGGGGTGTCGAACTCGTTGCAGTATGTCCTGAGCGTTGCCCCGCCAACGCTTAAGGCGAACCAGAAATATTTGCAGGTCGGAACATTGGGGGGGCTTAAAATCTACACGGGCACAACGAGCAACTTTCTCTATGAGATAAATGGTTTGGTCTACGATCTGCCACGAATTCAAGGCGTGCCAGGGAGCGTGTTTTACAATGATGGCGCAGGGAACATCACTTGGCAACCAGTGGGGAACACCTTCAATTTCGGTGACCAGTTCAATGTCAGCGGCACGAACATCACGCTGAATAGCTCAAGCTTGTCGCTCACGAATATTATCATCAGCGGCAGCACCACGACGCCAGCGATAGAACTTGGGGCAGTTTGCGGGACGGCTAACTTCGACCCTTCTGCCAGCAGCGAATTCAACTTGTTGCTCACCTGCGACACCGTGTTGACTGCGACAAATGGTTGGCAGGATTTTCACGCTGTCAGCATAACGCTGACGAACACTGGGAATTTCTCGCTGACAATCTCAACGCCAGCCTATGACCAGTACTGGTATCCGACCGGCGATTCAACCCAAGTGACGAATGATTGGGGAGCCGGTGTAGTGAATCGTTTCGCTCTCTGGAAAACTGGCAATCGAATCCTTGGCTCACAAAAAGAGGGATTAAGTGTGTCAACGCTCACGAAAGAGGTCTACAGTGGAAACTATGGCGGGGTGTTGCCCGTCGATGTTCCGGTGGTGAGTGCGGCACTCAATTACGACGAAGATCCGCCCGGCGTGCTCTATTTCTGGAACGGAGTGTCCTGGTATTAATATGACCGACGAACAACGACTCGAAATCCTCGAAAAGCACGTTAACGCATTGGCAGAGATTTACGATGCGGTACAGGTGGTCGGCACGTTTATAGACATCGAAGGTAAGACCAGAGGCCAGAAGCGCGGGTCTGGGAACTGGTATGCCCGTCGCGCTCTTTGTGAGGAATTCATTGAACAGGCGCAAGCGGAGGATGTTGCTGATTGCATTGCCAGAAAACTTGAGCCTCCAGAAGATTGGAAATCAGAATGAAAAACCTACTTTGCCTTCTACCGCTTCTGGCGCTCTCAACCTTCGCTGCTGCCCCGCCTCCCGCCAACGACGATTTTGCTAACAGG